ACTGAAAAATTATCAATAACCCATTGTCTTGATTTTTTTCCTTGCAACAATCTTTCTTCTGTATCCATATTATAAACTGATAGCAGATTTTCTGCAATATGTGAAGCGTCAGTTGATGCTTTAATAAACTGAGTTCCTGGTTCTCTGTATTCGTGCCAATTCAAGGGTAATCCACCGCTTTCTTCGGAGCAGCTATCTTCTCCGCATGAATAGTTTGTTACTAGAGTTATTAGTTCTGTAAGTTTTGCTTCTTGAACTGGAATTTCTTGTCCACCGCTGGTAAATGGGTGGCAATAAACATCCATTAAATTGTAAACCTCATTGAGTTGTTCCTCGGAAACTCCAGCGGATACATTAGTTGTATTTAAGGTTTCTGCTCTACAGTTTCTGCATCTTTGTTTCTGGCCAAAGAAGCTTCTTACATGGTACGAGTTACATGAAGAGCAAAAATAAGTGGATAAAATATCTCTCGTGCAAATCTCTTTCTCGTCAAGCAATCTCATTATATCCCATCCCTCGTCCCAATGGGTGTGCAATAATAGTTTTGCGTTTGGTGTTGTTTCTTTGAATATTTTAAATCCGTCAAGAAGATTTGGAACAGATTTTCTTAATTGGTTTCTAAAAACAAAACCAATAACGAAATCGTTTTTGTCTATGCCGTGGAATTTTCTAAGGTTTGATCGTTCGTCATCTTTTAGTCTGTAAAAATGATTGGTATCCAAAGAGCCGCGAAGGGTTTTGATGTGGTCATAACCCATTTCTTTGAAGGCTTTCTCTGCAAATGAAGACCAAACGTAGTAGTTTTTTATTTTTGGTGCATACTGAATTGCTTGAGGAAGGATTGGGAGGCTGTCGAGGGTTGTCCAAATCATGCAGTTGATTTTGTTCCACCAAGCTTTATGGTGGTAATTTGTGAATCCCCAAATATCTTCGACACCAATATAAACATCTGGTTTAACTTCATCTATAATATTGTCTATCTCATAAGATCCATAGTTTGCAGATCTTTTTTCTTCTTGTGGTAATGATGAGTAGTTTTTAGGAACGGTACCATAACACTTCCAAGGCAATAGCGAAAGATTAGGATCGCCAGACATTTTCATGTTAGCGGCCTCTACAATGTTATACTTGCCAGTTTTGTAAAGGTATTTTAATATGTTTTTCTGGTTCTTGCCGAAGCCAGTAAAAGCTTTACAAGAATTGGAGTGCAATAATACTGTCTTTTTTTTCATTTTTTAATCTGACTTCTGTGGGAGAATATCTTGTTAATGGCGAATTTAAAATACTGAACCATTAAATAAGCCTCGGACATTTCTAACCCGATGCCAAATTTGTTGGATGAGTTTCTTGTAACGGAAAAGGAGAAGGCTTTTGTCCCGTCTTTTTTAGTGTATGGGCTTAGGGATATTGATGTTGAGTTTCCATCAAAACTGTGGTAGGCGCCAAACTTTTCGTAGTTTTCTACGGCGTAAATAAAACCACCTAGTTCAATCTCATTAAACTTAACCGAAATTGACTTTTCTGGGTCTTTAGCATTTTCAGCAAAAGATCCTGTTTTTTTGTCACTGTTCCAAGAATGTTGTTTTACTGCTGTCATGTAGATACAAGGTTCATCGCTCTTACCTTGTATGCCCATTCGGAAACCAAAGGCGTTACCTGTATTTTTGGAGTTTGGTTTGTAGAAGTTTATCATATCAAATTATGATATGATATAGTATTGATTTTTCAACATTTTTGTTATGTTTTTTCTATGATTGGTCGGGTGATTATTTTTTGTATAAGTTTCTTTTGTTGTTCTGGTATGGAGGTGCGTTTTAAAAAATTGAATGTAGAAGAAAGCTTCATTGAAGATTCTAATAATTTGTTTGGTCTTGATGTAGAAAAGATGCATTCTTCTATTAAAAATTCAAATAACATTTTAGAAAAAAATATACAACAAGCGCAATTAAATATAGAGTTATATTTGTTTAGGTTTTCTAAAAAATCTATTTCAACAAATTCGCAATACTTCTTGAATAGTAGGGCTGATTTATGTTCATTGTAGCCACAACTTAAGGATAAAAAACACAAATCGAAAATAGGGTCACCAACAAAACAATAGCCAAAGTTTTTTAGTTTGAATAAAGAATTTCTAGAAACTATGTCATCCTTGGTCAATAATCCGTGGCATATTTGGTTTGTATCCGAAAAATCAATATCGCAAGATCTGGCGCTCTGCTCCAATGTCTTAAATATATCATTAATAACATCAAAATTATGGAAGTTTGATATGTTTGATTTTAGAAAGTCCGAACTATTTTTAGTAGAGAAAGAGCAAAATATTAAATCGCAGTATTCATCAAAAGACCTTTCTGTTTTTAGATTGCTAAAATGGTTTAGAGTATAAAAAAATGATTCGTTGTTTTTTAAAATATAAGCCACTCCTAAGTCGTCAATATTGAATCCATTTTCATAAGATGAGAGAAGATATACGATAGGCATACCTATTTTTATAGTGTTGGAATCATAATAATTAGGTATAAAGACCGATTTGTTGTTTTTTAAAAATTCAGATTCGCTTTTTAAGACTTCGCAATCCTCGTCTAGAGATATTTTTAATGTATATAGCAGTCCGTTTTTTGATTCTATCTTGTATTGATCTAGGTTTTCATTACCTAATATATCAACAATGCTTGATGGTTCTATCTTATGGTTAGAACGAGAAAGAATTTTTAAAAGTAGATCTTGTTGGGTTTTGTTTTTGGAAGTTAACTTGGCATCTTCTTCAAAAACATAAGATTTACCAAAAAATAAATTATGGGATTGCATGTTATATATAATACGGTTCTGGTGTCTCTTTTCAAGAAAAAACCAGCGTACCGAAGTACGCTGGTCTGATTATGGATACTAAAGTTAAGATTGACGGTTTTTATACGGCGCCAATCCGTTGTCCTTGCAAACGAAGACCAGTGACACTTGCTTTTGCAAGTTTCCGATACTCATTCTGATTCCGATCCCAAACATTGAGATAGGATGGGGTTTCAGAAACAAACTGAGCGTTAATAGACTCTCCAGCTTTTGTGTAAAGTCCAAAGAAACGTCCTCCGCTAGTGCGGATAGCCTTCATTATTTTGTTTTGTGTAGTCTTACTCATACAACTTAAATTTAGCATACATTGAGTCTGTTGTCAACATTTTTTATCGAAATTTCTGATATTTTTGAGTTTTTTACTATCATTTTCGAGACAGGAACCTTTACGTTTTCACGTATATAGTTCTTGATGTCTCTAGCGTGTAAGTCTTTTGCTTTAATGTCGCAGAATAAAAGATCTACGGCGTCGTTATTAAACTTAACATTGATACTATTTGTAGATAGCTTTAATTTGATTTTGTTTAATTCTGAATTTATTATGTTTTTGATGTCTGAATCGATTAAATCGTTAAAGGTAATTACTTCGTTTATTCTAGCCAGCAATTCTGGCTTTATGTTTTTCTTGACTGACTCTTCGTAAGATTTTGTCCTCCTGTCTTCTTCTTGGACAAACCCCATACTTTTTTGATTAGCTTTGTCGTGACCTATGTTGCTTGTGAGTATGACAATTGTTTTTGAAAAGTCTACTTTTTCGTGTCGGTTGTCTTCGATGTATCCCTCATCAAGAAGGTGAAGCAATATGTTTAAAACTTGTGGGTCTGCTTTTTCTATTTCATCAAATAAAACAACACAATTAGGGTTCTCTTTAACAAATTTTGTCAGCATTCCTCCTTCTTCATAACCGACATAACCAGAATTAGAACCAATAAGTTTGCTTACTCCAGTTTTGTCGTAAAGCTCGCTCATGTTGACTTGTAAGATAGCTCTCTCATTCCCAAAAAAGTTTTTTGCAATCTTTTTTGCGGTGTGAGTTTTGCCAACGCTAGTTGGACCAACAAAAAGCAAACTAGATAAGGGTTTATTTTCTTCACATAAACCAGCTTTTGCACAAGAGAGTAAATCGTAAACCTTGTTTAAGGCGTGGTCTTGACCAAATACCTCTTTTCTCATTCTTGTTAAGAACGATGAGAAGCCGCTTGAAGTGTTCCTTACTTGATCTATTGATACTTTTCCTTGGTCACAAATAACCTCGGCTACATCAGATTTTTTAACATTGATTGGTTTTTTTTCGTGCGAATCAGACTGTTTTAATTCCTCTAGAAAAGATCCAAACTTAGCCTTTACTTCGGAAATGTCTGGGTCTGTTGTCGCTAAAATATTAACAAGTTCTTTATGTGATGATATAACCTTATTACACGGGGCAGAATTTTTAATCTTAACCCTTGCACCAACTTGATCCATAATGTCAAACGCTTTGTCTGGGAACTTCTTATGACTTATTAGTGAGTCGGATAAATCAACAATGTAGTTAATAATGGGCTTGCTAAACTTTACGTTGTGAAATTTTTCGTATTTATTTTTGCAATTGAAGAGTATTTTTTGAGTGTCTTTTTTTGAGGTTTCGTCAATCTCTATGTTTAAGAACCTTCTTTTCATTGCACCATCTTTACTAAAGATCTTGTTGTATTCATTTTTTGTTGTGGCACCAATACATTTAATTTCGCCGCGAGCAAGTAAGGGTTTTAGCATATTTGCAGCATCTATACCTCCTTCTTGATTTCCTCCAGCCCCAAATATTGTATGAATTTCATCAAAGAAAAGTATGATGTAAGGGTTATCCTTAACCAATTCTAAAAGGTTTTTAAATTTTTGTTCGAATTGACCCCTGTATTGAGTGCCAGCAATCATAGAACCAAGATTAACATTAAAGATTTCCACACCTAAAAGGTTTGATGGAACTTGGCCTTTGCATATTCTGTAGCATAAAGATTCAACGACTGATGTCTTACCAACCCCAGCTTCTCCAGTAAGAATTGCATTACACTTGTTCTTTTTTGATATGGTTTCAATTAGCATATCAACCTCCTCGTCTCTTCCGTATACCTCTGGAAGTTTTCCTTCTATGTATTGCTTGTTTAAGCTGGTTATGAAGTCTGGGAGTTTTATTGGGTCTGGCTCCAAGAGGTCTAATTCATCAAGTAGTGAAGTCTCTTCTTCTTGGTCTGTATTGGTATAGCCATGTATATCATCACTGTATTCTGCATTTACATATTCTTCATCAATGTAATCTTTGTAAATGTATTGTTTAAGACCTTTTTTAAACAAGCCTAAATCGAATATAAAATCTTTCATTATGTCAAGCACATAACTAGAAGTTGTAATCATGCTATACATGATATGTTCTATGCCAATGTAGTGCTGATTTAATTTTAATGATATTTCATTAGCCTCTTTAACGCAATCTGCAACCTCTTTATGCCAAGGGTCTGAATTTTTATTAGCAAAAAACTTGTCGTTATTTGTTTCTTTGCATTTTTCTATTACGCTTATAATCTCGTCGTCGGTAATTATTAAACCGTTCTTAAATAGGAAAGAGGTAAAATCTTTACAGCTATTTTTGACGCACCCATAAAAAACATGGAGGTTGTTAACATTTACGTGACCAAGATCGTTTGCTAAATTGTAAGCATCGTGATAAGCTTGCTTGACTCTTGGGGTAAGGTTTAAATCTTTAAATATCACAGAATTATATACACTCATTTTACTTGGGATAGTTTCATATAAATTTTTTCCTCAATAGGGATAATACTATCTACAAACACCACATCGTCTCCAACGCTACCGTGTATGATAATAATATCTCCCTTCTTAGGTAGCTTTTTACCAGAGTTTAAATACTCTGTCAACCTTTCTTCTCTGTCTGAGTCGAGAAATAATCCACAAATAGAACCTAGTTCGTCTTGTAGCTCGATTCTGGCGTATTTATTGCCATTTCTGCTGGTTCTACGTATAATATCAACAACAGTGCCGACGAATTTAATCCTTGTTCTTTGAGGTATGTGTCTAACCTGTTCTGAAGTTCTCAGGTTGCCAGCATCTTCTTGTTTGAAGATGTTTCTAATATTGTGAGAATAGCTATAGCCCAGAAGTTCTGATTCAAAAAACCAGTTGGCAAATTTTACATGCTTAATGTTCTGCTCATATATTGTTCTGTATGGCTCATATTTTTTCTTGAAAGTGTTAAACCTTCTATCTTTAAAAAGTTCTCTGCCGTCATCTGCTGGTGAGTTTTCGGCTTTACATGTATGGATAGTGTTTAAAACATCAAAGTTGAAGCGTGGGCCTAATTCAATTATATTCCTTTTTTCTCTGTCAGTTAGTATATTGAATGTCTGAGCCTCTAAGACTAAACGACACCTGTTGCTAGTAACAAATGAGTCTAGAAGACCAGCTTGAATGAAGGCTGACATTGTTCCAATGTTTACCCCGCACTCTTTTGCAGATATAAAAACATCATACTTGTTTTTAAACTTCGATTCCCTAAAGTCTATTAGTGATTCGATAACCTTTTCGGAAACACCTTTGATTGAGTTTAACCCATATCTAATGTTGTCCCCCTCGATTTTGAAATCAAAATCAGAAAGGTTTAGGTCTGGTGGTAGAAGTTTTATATTAAAGAATGATAACTCTTGTGAGATTTTTGTGATTTCCTCATGTGAATTTGGTTCGAATCTAGCCATTTTTAAAAGGCTTAAGAAAAACTCTTTTGGGTGGTTGAACTTTAGGTAAACCGTGATGGCTGCTAAGTATGCATAAGAAATACTATGGGATTTGTTAAATGAGTAGTTTGCAGAATCTTCGGCAACTTTCCATAAAACTTCACCAATAGCTGGGTCAAGATCGTTCTCTTTGATTTTTTCTTCAATCTTAGCTTTCCAAGCTGGCATTTGGTCTACTTTTTTCTTACCAACAATACGTCTAAGTTGCTCTGACTCATCAAGACTAAAGCCAACCTTTACAGCCATCTTCATTAACTGCTCTTGATAAAGTGGAATACCTCCAGTATAGCTAAGAATATCATCAAAAAATTCATGCACAGATTGGAAATCTCCAGTTCTAACGTAGTCTGCATAACTGTCTTTGAAATCTAAAGCTCCAGGTCTTGCAATAGCGACAACAGCAGAAAGCTGTTCCATATTTTTTGGGGCTATTTGTTTACAGACTTTGAAGTTAACATCAGCTTCAATTTGGAACAGTCCGCGAGGTTGTTCAAGACATGATAGCGCAGCATAGATTGTTTCGTCACTAGGATCGATATCAGAAGCCTTAATCCCTAATTGGTTACATACGTCATGAACCACAGAAAGCGTCCTCAATCCAAGTATATCGAATTTAACGCTAAGGCTGGCTACGTCATCCATATCATATCCAGACACCAAAGCCCCATCGTTTGTTTTCTGCAGCGGCATTATATCCTCTTGGTTGTAATAACTAATTGAAATGCCAGAGGGGTGAACGCCAGTATTTTTAACTAAACCTTCTAGTTTTTTTGCAATTTTGTAAGATTTTGTATACTTATCTGCAAACTTTTTGAAAGAACTGCTCTCTTCGTAGGCTGCGTCTAGCTTGGAAACTTTGCCAAAGTGTTTTGGGATTGTATCGCTAATTTCGTTTACTTCTGTTTCGCTAAGTTCATCGACAATCTTTCCGCACTCTTTCATGCACAGTTTAGAACTGAGGGTATTTAGCGTGAGAATTTTTGAAGTTTTTCCCTCATACTTGTCTTCAATGTATTGAATAACTTCAGCCCTGCGATCATAACTGATGTCGTTATCAATGTCAGCAAGTAGAGAACCGTCAAGGAAAATTTCACCATTATGTTCAATTTTCTTAGCTCTGCTTTTTGAGACGAATCTTTCGAAGAATAGTTCATATTTAATGGGGTCTATGTTTGTTACACCTAAAAGATACAGAACCAGACTACCAGCAGCACTGCCACGACCAGCACCAGTTGGTATGTTGTTTGTTTTGCAAAAGTCGAGAATGTCCCAGTTTAGCAAAATATAGTCAACAAATCCTAGATCGTTTAAAATATCAAGTTCCATTTGAACACGATCATAGTATTCTTTTTTGTTATCAAAAGAAGTTATACCACGATCTTTAAGCCCTTGGCGGCATAGTTGTTTTAAGATATCAAAGCTGTCGCTTTTGGAGTTTAATCCAAGTGAATTTAAGACCTCTTCAGAAACACTAATCTCTGGAAGTTTAACTCCTACTGGAAATGGATTTTTATATCTCATAGTTCTATATCGAAAAGCTGTTTTCTAAAAATTTCAAAGTTCATTTCAATGTCGTAAAGTGCATCATGCAAACGCTTTGGGTCGTGAGGGATGTCATATTTTTTGAGCAATGTTAGTTGGGATGTTTTTAATCCGCGTTCTTTATAATTTAGCCACCTGTATTGCCAGTAAATAAAGTTCTCCTTATCTACTGGAGATTCTTTTTCAATTGCGGTGGCTATTGATTTTGTATCTATTATCCTTTTGATGTAATTTTGGTCAAGCTTTTCCCCAATTAGTTTGCGCCAAACATCTATCATGTAAACGTCAAAACCTAAAAGATTTTGGCCAACGATTAAGTAGTCTTCGTCATAGAGATATTTTGAAAACTCACTCCAAACTTTTTTGGGGTCTTCTCCATTTTGTTCGTAATGTTTTCTGTTGAAACCTGTAATTCTTGCGGCATCTTTAGATACGTTTAAATCTGGCCAGCGCAAAAGCCTGTCGTGTTTCTTTATAATCTTACCTCCTTCGGCAACAATCCAAGCGATCTGCCAAGGCTTTGATTTGATTAAATTTAATCCTTCTGTTTCAGTATCAAAAATAATATATTTTTGATTTCTGTCAAACCTTAAAAGTTGTGTGTTCATTTTGTTTTTTCTTGGAATGATTCCCAGCAAAACTCATCGCTAGAAAAATGATTTAAATTGGGGTTGGATAAGGTGGCTTGTCTGCCGAAACTTCTGTTACAGAGTATCTTATAAGTTTGCAAAGCCTCAACGTCTTCTTTGTTTTTGTATAAAATTGTTTTCACTTCTGAAATCTTATACTTATCCTTAGCAAACTCAAAAACTTTTTCTTTGATTAAACCATCGTATGGAAGATTATTATCTTCAATCCAAAATGTAGGATTGAATTTATTTAGTTGTGGTATACAGTTTTTTAGAAATAGGTTGTTGCTGTGAATAAAACTATTATAAAATGGAACAGTGAACAGTAATGATTTGCTGTCCCAATAATTAGATAGTTCTTCATAAGTTATGCTTCCGTTGTTTTCTACAAAAGCATGTGAATATATTTTATTCAGAAGTTTACAACCTTCGTCGTCTTTTGCAAAAATAATTGATTTGTGAAAAGAATCTTTATTGTCAATATTGTTGCATAAGTTAATCCTTAATCCATACAAAAGATTTTTGTTGTTTTCTTTGCATAGCTTAAAAGCTTTCATGAAACTTGTTAAATTGTCTTCAACAAGTATAATCTCATTTAAAGGTTTTGCTATCTCGATAATGTCTTCGAGAGTAAGTATGCTCTTGCCCGTTGAGTATGTGGATCTAAAAATCGGAACCATGTATACATCATACCATATATACCGTCAGAGTCAAGAACAATGTTTTGGACATCCTTTGTAGTATTTAAGCTCTGCGTGGCAACCTTCTGGGATCATGTCCTCAGAAAAATCGTCTTCAAAATGCGTTTTTACAATGTTCCCTTCTTCGTCTTTTATTTCATAATAAAAGAAATCAAACTTCATAGGGCAGTGCCACTTTTTGGTGCCGTCTTTTTTTAGCTCTCCTTTTTCCTTTGCAAAACCACAAAGCAACCTTCCACTAAATGATCCATCTTCTGGAAAGCCTTTATCGGCGGCAAAGTTTGCTACAGCACTCTTCTCGTCAAAGCTATCTAGATAGTTTTGCACATCCGTAAGATAATGTTCGAATCCACGAAGGTCATGGTCATCAAGAGGCTCCATTGTGATGACCCCGCTCTTATCTACGTCTGGGATAAGGTCGAACTTCAAAAACAGAAATTCACTTTGCTTTGTATCATACTCTGGAAACATATGTTTAACAGCAAGGCTATACATAAGATCTTGCATGTTATCTTCTAGCTCTTTACCTTTGAAGGTCGCTTTACTGGTTTTGAAATCTCTAATTAAAGCATAATTTTTATGATCGTATAGAAATAGTTTGTCTATAAATCCTCTAATTTTGTATTTAACTTCCCCATCATTAATCACTATGTTGAATTCTTTTTCAGAGTGTTCTTCTGTCGGTTCCCCGTTTGCGTGACCAAAGAAATCATACATCAAACCATTGATGGTCATTTCTTTCATTAGTAAAACATTGTCCTCATCATCAATTTCATCTCTTTTGGCATGTTTCATCACAAGCCTCTCAATAGAGGGTACGCTAAATATATCCAGCGTCTTCTTAATGGTTTCAAAGTGTTTTCTATGCCTTGGGTTTCCAAGCACTTCAAAAACAAGGTGACATATAGAACCTCTTTTAGCTCCATCATTGCTGGGGTCTGGAAGTCTTAATTTGTATTTTGTATAATACAACCAAGAACAGCTTTCTGCCGTCTTGATTCTGCTTGCGGATAATGCTGTTTTTGGATCACTCATTTATTTTTTGCGCTTTAGTTGCATGGATTTTAGAAAACTCCATCCTATTATTTTTAACAAATTCGGATATGAATTTTCTCTGCTCTTTTAAATTGACTTCTTTTTTAGACCATAACTTTAAGTCTTGACCGTCTTGATGCGCATCGCCAAGGTCATTATATCCTTTTGGTGGGTTTTTAATACAAATATAATCAAGGTCAAAGTAGCTTGAGAGTTTGAGGTAGTTTTTAATGGAACCCATTAAACCTCTGTTTTTAGGTGAAGAAAAATCGTTGTTGCCAGCTAAAATTATCTCCTTAAGATTTTTGCTGGTTAGATATGTTATAATCGCTGGGCTTATATAAAGGCCAAAGTTAACGACAACATTCTTAACGCCAGAGTCAAAAAGCGCCATTGCATCTCCGATGCTTTCTACAATATAAACAGATTCGCATTGGTCTATAATCTCATCAACGCTTTCTTTGCTTGGGACGTAAGCTGGGTAAACCCATCTGTTCTTTTTCCCTATATGTTTCCATTTTGGGTTTTTATTTTTATCTACCGTTCTCCCAGAAAAACCTACAATTTGTGAGTGTTCATTATAAATTGGAAAAACCATTCTTCTATACATATTGCCTTGACCAGCCAAACCTAACTTGAATTTTTTTTGTGTTGATTCTGAAATATTCTTCTTATCGTAGAAGTTATAGTTTGGAAATAGTTTCTCCAATATTGAATCATCATAAATCTTTTCCATTTCTATTAAAGTTTTTGGTTTGTGTTGAGTGAGAGATTGTTCTCCAGTTTTTATTGATTGTAAAGTCTCCTTTAGTTTATCTGGTTGACCTTTTAATGTTAATTCTATTAGACGGCGGAAAGGCTGGTTTGATTGTTCGCTGACAAAATCAGTCCACACACCGCTGTCTTTATATATCTGTAATGCAGTAGAGTTGTCACCGCCACGATAAAGCGCACTAGTTCTCCAGTGATTGCCACAATCACTGAGCTTATAGCCTAGGTCTTCTAGTATCTCTTTAAACATAATTAAAGTTGTTCAAAATCTGGGAGAGAGTCATCTTCTGACATTTCTAGTTCTGCACCGCCATTCATAGATCTTACTATGTCTCTTAGATCTCCACGCTCATTAATCTTGAAGTTGTTAAAGTCTAAGTTTACAAAGTTTTTTCTTAAAACATCACCTACTTGAACTGGTTCTAGGTAACCAGCTACATCTTCACCCAGATGACGAGCTTTAATACCTATAAGTTTATGTGTTCCAAAGTGTCCTCCTTCCTGCTCTATTTCATCAGCAGTTTTGTTTCGAAGGATGAACATGTGAGTACAAAAATGAATAATTCTGTCTGAAAGGGACACAATACTTTCATCATCAACAATATTTTGTGAGTTACGATTGTTGGTTATGCCATATCTGTTAGACTGAACAGATGTGATCATTGGTATAATTGGTAAGCCATCATGTAAAATATCTTTCTGGACACACTTTTTAAATTTGTCCACAATCTCACCAACTAACTGGTATTCGTTTTTACTGGCTGTAGCTTCGCTTGTAGTTTTAATGTAATCGAAAGAGAAAACCATTTTATTACCCCTACCTACTTTGGAGTAGTAGAAACGCTTAAGTGTATTGATCATGGAGTCAACGTCCATGCCTCCAACATTGTAGTAGTAAAACTTTAATTTCTTGATTTTAGGCCAAACAGACCTTACTTTATCTACAACATCTTGACCAGCATTTCTCCATTTACCGCTTTCTAATAAATGCATTGGAACGCCAGAGAGGGATGCACATTGGCGCATTATAAGTTCTTCTTTACTCATTTCTCCGTTGTCAAAATGAAGAACGGGTACATCGTATTCCATAGCAACCTTTGTAGCATAATGCATGCAAAACTGAGTTTTACCAACACCACTGCGAGCCACTACAACAGTTATATTTCCTGGCCTTAAAAGAGATCCATATATTTCGTTGATCTTTTTATGTGGCCCCATCATGCCAAACTCTTTGATTGGATTTTCGCCTCGGTCTTCAACCGCAAACTCCATTTCCTCATAAATGTTTGTTGGTGAGTCTTCACCAGTTTCGTATAGGTTTATCCTAGAGTTGTATACGTGGTCAGCCTTTTCGATGATATCGTGATATGAAACCTCTGGAGACATAGATTTCATCTCCCTAGCCATATCTTGGGCAGCCCTGTAAACACCTCTCCTTACAGAAATCTTTTTAAGCTCTTTCGCTGTTTTGATAAGGTTTCCTTTAGGTACCTTTCTTAAAGCAAGAGATTTAATGTAGTCTGATGGGTTTAGATTGTCTTGGAAAGATAAACCTATGCTGGATATCCTTTGTCCAATAATTACTTCATCAATCTCTTCGCCAGATTGGATGGCTTGTTTGATGATGGTGAATATGGTTTTATGAAGATTGCTTTCTTCAGAGTAAAAGTCATCATTGTCTATGAAGTTTGATATATCATAAAACAATTCTGTCTCTTTAATAAGACCAGCAAGAAGCTGTTTTTCTAATTCTAGGTTATAGATCACTTGGTTGTTTGCTCTGTTTTGAAGTTGTTAATATAGTCCTCCATAGCGTGGACTAAACCAAAATCAACAATAGTTGAATCATATTTTGTATATATGTTTGGGGTTCCGTATTCATCGCAATATGCTAAAAGTATACCCTTGTGTTTATCTGCTCCACCGCTGAATTCGTATAATTGTTCTAAGAAGCTTTCTGGTATAGAGAATTTTGGTAAGTCTGGGTTTTCTTTTTTCATAAAATAATATCTTGGTCTTCAAATAAAGATGCATTTATAACGTCAGTTGAGTAGACCTCTACTAACTTTATACCATTAAAATCACAAAAGTCAAGCTTCTTATCGTCCCTTTTTAGTTGATCTAAGTATTTAAGCCTGTTTTTATGAAAATGTTTCACGTATTTAATGTGCTGATCGCCCTGTACCTCTACTGCGATTTTTTTGTTTGCATTATAGAAATCTAAAGATAGCTTTGTTCCAACTATCCTAAACTCCTCAAAAACAATATCGTTTTTCCAGTAGGGTCTAAGAAATTTTTTAACCTTGTTTTGAAATTTACTTCTGCTGTCGGCCTCCCAGTCAATCAAATATTTTTTAGCGCTCTTTAGGTTTCTTGGTCTACCTAATGGGTCTAAAAATTTCATGAAAGCTCGCCGATTGCATTCTTAAAATAACTAACTAGAAAAGAGGCGATTTTTTCGTCTTCTTCAATAATTTTAAATACGTTGTTGTCGCCTTGAATTTTATCTGGAAACTCCAAACCGTTTTCAATTAGGATTTCCTTAAACTCATCTGTTACTTGAATCCATGAGCCTTTCTTTTGAAGAAACTCCCAAGCATAGAGCAGATCGACAATCTCTTTCTCAATCCAAATTGATGTCCCGTTCTTTCTGCCATATCTCACAGGATAGGTAATGCGGGTATTGGTTTTTTCATTAGGCGACTTTTTGACTGTTACATTTGCGAAATGACCAATAGGTGGGTTTTTATGCATGTCCATCTTTTTAATTGATGGGTTTTGCAGTATGATGTCTTTGCTAAAGCGGGGTTCAAACTCAATAATCCAATTTGCAAAGTGTAGTAGGGCATTACCTCCTGTGGCGCTGGTTTGCCTGATTGGTGCTTTAGTGTATGGGTCTAGTTTGATATCTGCTCTAACTTGGGAAATGAATATTGCCATGTGACCACGCTTTGCGAGGGCTATGGACATTTTTTTCATGAAAGTTGCTGCGACAACAGCACCTCCAGCCACTTTCGCTGAGTCTTCAAACCCTTTGTTTTGATCGTTCTTTAGGATCAACCCATCCACAGAATCAAGGACAAAACAATACTTGGTCGCTTCATCGTTATTAACGACAAGCTGCCTCATTAAGTCAACAACAGTTTCATAAACATTGGATTCAAATACAAAACATGTTCCCTCCACCCACTCATCAGCACTGAACACAAACTTAATGCCAGACCTTTCTCTCATTTCTGGAGAAAGTCTGCCTTCAGCCTTGAAATAAACACCTTTTGAGTTCGGGACGGTGGTTAAAAAGTTTTTCATCACTTCTAATGCTTCGCTAGTTTTGCCACCTTCGTTCATGCCACAGAATCTGTGCAATCCTGGACCGAAGCCTCCACTAAGTTGCAAGTCAAACTGCAGTGAGCCGCTTGAAACTTTATAGTTAATTTCTTCTTCGAAATTATAGTGATCTTCCTTGTTTGTCTTTAGGAAGTTTTTTAATAGGTTTGTAGAATTATCACTCATTTAAAAAGTCTCTTGTTGTTTTGATTTGTTTTTTGAGGTTTTTATCTTCCCCACACTTCTCACCAATAGTATATGTATCATATCGATTTTTGTCAAGCTTATAATTGAAAGCTCTCCATTTTTTGTCCATAGTATCTTTTAATTTAGGACTGAGAAGATACGCCAGTGAGTCAAGCTTCTTCCAGAACGTGACAACATTCATGAATTCAAGAGAGTATCGATTGCATAAATCATTAAGCAATTTCATTTCTCTTGCATAGAACATCCTCTTGCTTGAGCTTGGCTCGTTGAGTAAGCGGAGGATGATCTTTCTTTTGTTTATTTTAGGCTTCGCTGGAGCTTTGCTTCTCTGCTTTTTCCTTTTGGTTGGTTCGCCAAATTTAAAGCCACACTCACAAGCTAATGTCCTTATACCAACAAAAACATTGCATTCTGGGCATCGTTTTTTACCTCTAGGCATGAGGTTATTTTGTCACGAATTGAAGTTTGAGTCAATAGCTTTTTCAGTTTTTTTACTAAGAAGGGTTTTCTAAATCATTAAAAACCATTTTCTTCACCAGCCCATAAAAGTCTGTTTTTCTTACCCAACCCATTTCTTCTTCTGCGAGAGTTGGGTTGCCAAGCAATAAATTGACTTCGGCTGGTCTGTAATATTTTGGATTTATTTTAACAAGCAGTTGGTTTCCATGCATGTATTTTTGGTCAAGACCTTGACCATCCCAATGGCATTTTTCTGCACCGAATCCAGCAAAGCTAAAAGCAGCCTCAACGAACTCACGGATAGTATATGTCTCACCAGAGGCTAATACATATTCTTTTGGCTCTTCTTGATTTAGCATTAACCAAATACCCGCAACAAAATCCTCTGCATCTGACCAGTCTCTCTTGGCTTCTAGGTTGCCAAGTTCAAGTGGGGTGGGTGTTTTGCCATCTCTGATTACCTTGACGATTCTAGCGACACCTTTGGTTACTTTGCGAGTAAGAAATTCCTCAC